ATCCGCGTACCAGTCCCGGGCGCTGCTCCACTCGTCGCCGCCGAGATGCATCGCAGTCTCATTGGCGAAAACGCGTCCTGAAGCCTTACCCTTGAAGCAGCCCTCGGCGACCGCATCGGCCTCGCTAATATCCTGCAGCCGCTCCACCCGCACGTCGGTGACGGTGAGCGTCAGGCGTGAGGCCCAGCGGGGCATATGGATGGACGGTATGCTGTCCCGCTTCCAATCCCACATGACGAGACCGTGTGGCGTTACTGAGCCGTCCGCTGCATAGGTGATCCAGCGGTGACCTTGATCGTTGCTGTCAGCTTTCAGCGTCTCGCGGACCCATAGGCGATCACCAGTAAAGACCTTGGTGTGAACCGGCTTCCATCCATTCGAAGTCAGTTCGAGCGTTCCGTAGGGGCTCTTCAAAGCACGGCGCGTCTGGGTTTTGCGGCCATCGATAAGGGCGCGGATCATAGAGCCGCTGAAGAGCAGAGGACGATCAGCCATTGGCCCGTTCCTCCATGATCAGATCGAAGGTATGGCGCGACGAGTTGTGGATGAGGCGCATGAGGTTGTCCAAATTTGGACGCTGGGACTGCGCCTCGAAAGATCCTATGAACATCGAAATGGCCACGAGGACGTCGACTGACTGGTGACCTTTGCAGACAGCTGAGATTGCATTGACGAGTTCTTGGTGAACGCACGCGCCGTTGTGATTATCAGCCATTTCAATAGTCCTCGTCGTACCAAGGCTCCGGCGGCTCAAAGTCGTAATTGTCGAAGACCCAATTATCGACCGCGTCGGAAATCTGTTGAAATTCAGGGTTTTGGATTGTCGGATCTGCGCGTCTCATCTCACTGATGAGCGCAGCCCACCATGGCTTGTAGATGCGATGAGGAATACGGGCGCCGTCTACGTCAACATTCTCGACGTACCATTCTGGAGCCTCGCCCGGATCCCCGGCATAGCCCCAGCTCGGCATAGTCGGGCCGCATCCATAGTGCGTGATAACGATCTCGGCCTCGACGAACCGGCCATCCGGTAGCTCGAAATCGATATAGCGATTGTCGGTCATGCGGCCGCCCTCCGATATGCCAGAGTGAAGGGAAGGCGGCTCGACAGAACCCACATGTGATACATGTCGGCCTCGTCGATCAGCTCGGACGCCGGCGGCATCACCTGGACGGCGGTCGCTTCTTCCCCGCAGATTTCGTTCTTGATGCGCTGCATGTCGCGCCATGGCGGCTCAAGCTGCGAGGCGGTCCGGATGGCGAGGTGGATTACTTCGTTGCCCTGCTCGTCGAGGAAAGGACGGACGAGGACGACGTAGATATTGTTTACCTGGGCGCGGCGGACTTCCTTGTTCCATCCCTTCCCGCCGGGAATACCGTCTGGCATGTCGGTGATGCGCCATAGGCCCCAGTCACCTTTCAGGCCCTTGCGCTCGAAGGCGCGGGCGGCGAGGCGTTGACGACGGTTGCTCATAGCGCGGCCCTCGCTTCTGCGAGACACTTCACCCAGATCGTTGGCGTGATGACGGACATATCGTTGCCTCGCGACAGGACCTCAAAGGCTTCCCCTTCGTCGCAGTCGGCGTCGACCATCACCTCAATGATCTGCTCCTCGGCGCGCTCAATGTCCCACTTGTCGCCATGCAGCAGGTCCGTCAGAGTGAGGCAGTCCTCGCACACCACCTCGGTGCCGATCGCTCGGCCGCCGTCGCCGTCGTAGCACTCGCTGCCGCAACGGTCGCAGGTAGAGCCTAGCCCGGCCCTAATCCAGTGATGGCCTTTAACCTCGTCCGGCTGCAGGCCGTCCATCTTCGGGGCTCGCTCCGCGTCCATGTGGAGGTATTTCAACTCCGCGCGCAGTTCCTCGTCCGTCATGGTCATGGTGGCAGCGATCTCTTCGTCGTTGCCGTGGCCATGGTATTCGAGCATCTGTCGCACCGCATCGCGCCAGGACGTGGCGTTGAACGGATGCCAGTCGAACTCGCCGTGGTGGCCTCCGACCCATATCGTCGTCGCAGGCTTCACCGCCTCGACCGCTGCGACCGGCGCAGCGGCGGTGATAGTTGGTAGTGCGGGTGCAATAGCAAGCGCAGCACTGCTGGCAAGGAACTTACGGCGGCTGATCATCATGCGTCACCGCCTTTCGACTTCGCCATTAGCCGCTCAAGCGGCGACATGTGATCTTCGACGGCCTTCGCCTTCAGCGGCGGCAAACCGAACTTTTCGAGATATTTGCGGGAGTGCTTCGCCCAGACCTTCTTGCCCCAGCTCGTCGAGGCGAATTCCCAAGGGCGAGCGGCGCGCAAGGCTTTCTTGCGGGCGGATAGATCGGCGTCGGCCGGAAGGTTGCGGTGAACCTCGCCGATGACGCTGGACGCGGTTTTCTGCCAGTCGATCATGCTGGGACCGCCTGGCCGCGAGCAACAAGTTCGCAAATCTGGTCCGGCCAAATCCACCAGACCGGGAAAGCACCTTCTTCCTCGGCGCGCCGGAAGTCGCCACCGTTGGTCACGCGACGGCCGAAGCTGTCGAAGCACATGGCGGTGAAGTGGTGACCGCGCCAACCAGTCTTCTCGCCGTGCTCAGTGTTGTTGTATTGCGGATGGCGGGTGAGCCATGAACGTGCCTTATTCACCCACTCCTGGTGGCTGGTGAACTGCTGGCCTTCGAAAGGTGGGGCGATGCGCTTTTCGCTCATGCCGCACCTGCCTCGAGCATAAGAGCTCGTTCGGCGCGTTTCGCCTGAGCCGTAGCCGCAAGCCATTCGTGGAAGCCAGCGAGGATTGGAGCGGCATTGCTATCGTCTGCCCAGCCGCCAAATCCGATGAACCCATCAGAACCGAAAGTGATGGCCTCCCGCTTCTCGAAATAGTAGGCGCGGCACCTTAGGGCCGCCCAGCCGTTCGGCCAATCGACCAAGCGGATGCGCCGCTCCATGCGATATCCCTTCATGACGGTGAAGTTCTTCAGGTTCTTGTCGAGAGTGTCCCGAAGGGCTTCGAGATCGACCCGAGACAGGTCGGTATAGGTCAGACCACTATCCGCGAATGCCTTACGGGCTCTGATGCGAGGTTCGACGGAATAACTCATCGCCCGTACCTCTTCTCGACAACTGCAACGTCCTCTCCGGTAATGGCGGCGTGCGCGTCGGTCAGCAGACGGAAAGCTTCCGTGCCGAATCCGATCTGGTAATAGAGTTTTTCGTCGCGACGGGACCGATCGAGCAGATACTTGATCGCTACGCCGGCCTTGTCGATCTTGGCTTGCAAACCGGCGAAGTGCCGATCCGGCGCGGTATCCTCCGGCACGTCGTCCTGATGGATGGCCTTCATGTGCCAAGGCTCGACTGAAGCTTCTGCCTCGGCGTCCGCCTTTGTATAGCGGCCGGCGTCGAACTTGAAGCTAGTGTAACCCTGCTTGTTCGGCCGGTAGAAATACGAGCCCTTCCTGATGAGGTGGTCGAGAGCTTCGCTCATGCGGACCTCCGATCACGGTAGTCCCGCCACCTGATGTATTCCATGAAGGTCATCGAGCCATCGTACGCTAGGAAGTCGAGGTACCGCTGCTTGCTGCGCGAGAGCTTCGGAGGGGCAGGGCTTTCCGCTACGGCGGCGCGCTTGCCCTCTTCCGTGACGGTGAAGGCGTCGCTGCCACCGAACAACTCGACGGCCGGGAAGCGTTTCATGTAACCGAGTGCGACAAGCTCCATGCAGAGTGGATGGTCGATACTGCCTTCGCCGGTGACGAATCTGTTACGATAGAAGGTGCCGCGCCCGTACTCGTCGAGGCCAAGGGAATGTTGAAGGATGTGGATAAGCTTCGGGTTCATGCCGCGCCGCCTTCTGCCGTGGCCATGGCTGCAATAGAGCGGGCCTGTTGCCCTGCCTCGATCGCGGCTTTCGCCGCCAGACCAGGAAGGATTGCGCGGAGACTTTCAAGCTCGCTCGCAATTCTGGCCAACTCGGCGGCGCGCTCGGCCCTGCCAGCCGCTTCGTATCTGGAAGCCAGTTCAGACTGGATTTCCTTGGCTACGGCGACGTCTTCCGCCTTAGCTTCGGCGGCGTAGCGGCCGTCACGCGGAGCGATCAAGATCGCTTCACACCGGCGGCGCCACACGCCCGGGATCGCATTGGCTTTCGCGACAGCGCCGTACTCATCCTCCATCGCAAGTTTTGCGATGCGGCCGACAACGTTGGAGAGTTCAGCGATATGGCTCATGCCGCGTCCCCCTCATACTTCACGCCGCAGAACGGGCAGAAGGAAGCGAATATGCCGGTGGCCTTCGCTTTTCCACGGCCGGTCTCGATTTGCTCGGTGACGATCATCAGGCGGTCGGCTGACAGATTGGACTTCCCAAACACGATCGGGATAGTCAGGCGCGTGTTGCGCTCGGCCAGCTTTTCGTTGACAGTTTCGATGCAGGAGCACGTCATGCCGCCAACTCCTTCGTGCTATCGACGAAGTGCCCGCGGTAGGTTCGATCGAACACCGCCTGGAACTGCGCGACGACAGCGTCAGCCGCTTCGGCGTCCATGAAATAGGCGGCAAAACTCGCATGCATCTGCATGAAGTACGCGGCCATGCCGATGAGCATATGGTCGACATTCGCCTCGGGACGATCGATCTCTGCATTGACGAACTCGACGAGGCTGGAATGAACCGCTGAAACCGACATACGGGCCATCAGGGCAGTGATCGGATCGCCGCAGGTGAGGGCGTCCGCGTCAGACATGCTTCCGGGCAAAAGGCGTTTGTTCTCGGTCATGCTGCCACCGCTTTCATGTCAGCTTCCAGAGACCGAAGCAGCTGCTTGGCGGCTATTGCATTGAGGTCTCCGCCAACGCGGAAATCCATCGCCTCGGCCAAACGCTTGCCAAGTTCGTCCTTGGTCGGCGTGTTTTTCGCGAAGCCGATCTGGATGTTGAGCCATTCATTTTCGATGATCTCGACCTCAACACAGAAGTCGATGGCCGGATCAGGATGGTGGCCGAACCGGCCAAGCTTTTCCGTTGCGTCGGTCATGCCGCTCTCCGCTTCAAATCTTCCGGATTGGTGAGGAACAGGCCCTGTTCCGAATAGTGCCGGTGGACCGTGTCGAGGTAGATCGTTTTCTGGCGCGTCGTCATGATCCGGGTCACCCCGAAATCAAACGGCACCATCATCAGCTTGAGCTTGTGCTCGTAGGGTAGCGGCATGATCACGGCGTCATATTCTGCCTTGAACACGTCGTTCTCGTTCCGAAGGATCGGCACGCCGAAGTGCAGCTTGCAGTATCCGCGGACCTCTTCCGGGGACTGGTCGCCGAGCTGGGCCGAGATCTCCATCACCCACAGACGCTGAAGCTTGTTCTGATCGCTGGTCCGGTGCTTGCCGTCAGTGATGCTGCAGGTGAAAGGCATGGTCTTGCCCATGATGTATTTCACCAGCATGTCACGAGCTTGCTCGGTGTCGACGATGCGGTTGTTGGTGGACACGTCAGCCTCCGTTCAACGAAGAAAGCTGCGCGAGGCGGCGCGTCTTGATCGCGAAAGCCGCTTCGATCATGTCGGAATGGCCTTCCGTCTCAAGCACGGCCGATGCATCGAAGTCGTTCCAGATCTCCTCGACGTCAGCCTCGTCCTTCGCGCCGGCCATAGCCGTCTCGATCTCGTCGAGATAGTCGCCGAGCGAGAACTCGATTTCACCATCCTGATTTTCCGTCACCGGTTCGGCCTCGATCGTCTTCGCGGACGGCGGTGCTGGCGGCTTCGGTGGCTTGGGCGGGGTCGGCTTGTTCTCGGATGCTGCCGGCGGGGTGATGTCGCGCATCTCCTCGGCCTCGGCGATCTCGCGAACCTCGAACTCGTCACGGATGCCGCCGAGCACATCGCCGAACAGTTCGCGAAGGCAATAGCCAGCCGCGCGCCAAGCAAGCATGCGCTGAGGGAAACGGTACCACGGGCTATCGTTCGGCTTCTCTTCGTTCTTCTTGTCCCACTTGTTCCACTTGATGACGGTGGCCTTGGTCTGCCACAGGCCAGCCCGCTCGGCGTCGGACTGCGAAAACTCGACCCGCTTGTCTTCGTTGGTGTCCAGACGCTTGGCCTCGCAGAAGCCGACCATCTTGCCGCCGCGCTCTTCGCAGCCGGTCCGGAGATAGGCGACCTTGCCTGACATGCGGACGACATTGATCAGTCCGTCGCCATAGAGCGCCGGTCGACCGTTGATCACGGTGAAGCTGCGAAGGCTCACCATTGGTTTGAGACCAAGCTCGGCGCCGGACATGATAGCGACAGCTACGGCCGCAGCAGCATCATCGCCGGTCAGCTTGCCGATCAGCGCGGACGGGGCGAGGCCCGACGCCACCACGGCGCGACCGATGCGCATGGTGTCCTCGAAGGTCTGAGGAACGATGGCGAGGACGTCGCCGCCGCCGGAGAGTGCTGGAATATGGGCGTTCATCGGTTTCTCCTATCGGTCGACGTCGTCGAAGATCGATCGGTTGCCCTTTTCATCGAGCAACGTCCGATCTTCCGAGTACTTGCGCTGTCCGTTGGGGTATTTGGCCTGCTTCTCTTCATCGGTGCGCAGGTCTTCGACCGGGCGAAGTGCGGCGACCGAAGCCATTTCGGATCCCGTCTTGATCTCAACGATCTCGACCTTCGCCTCGCCGCGCTTGGTCGGCACATAGACGCGCTGGCCAACCTCGACCGGGAAGTCGACGAAGTAATCGTAAGTTTTGCCGGCCTTTTCCCAAGCGAACTTGACGGCGATGATTGTGCGGGTTGCTACGTCGGTCATCAGGCGGCCCTCTGTTCCGAACGGATCGTCATGCCGGCCAATTCGACGCCGGAGCGAGCCGCACGGTTGGCAAGCGTCTCGACGACTTCCTTGATTTCGGCACGATCTTTCAGTGCCAAAAGCAGCGCGTCGAAATCGGTGATCTCGGCAAAGACAAAGGTGCGGAGAGATACCTTCGCGCCGGTCCGGCCAGCCGAAGCATTGCGGGCCTGAGCATCGCGCTCGGCTTGCGCTGCCTGTTGGGCAAGCCGCTCAGCCTCGGCGATGGCGTTGTTCTGCGCCGCGACGGCCGCCGCATCGTTGTCATTCTTCGCGGCAGCTTTCTCCGCCGCGACGCGTGCGGCATCGGCTTCGCGCTGAATACGGTCCGCTTCGGCTCGAGCCGCTACCTGGCGCTCGCGCTCTTTCCGGGCTTCCTCCTGCAGGAAGGCGTCCATGTGGCGCTTCAGCTTCTTGCTGATCGCGTCCGGCTCCTCCTTGAGTTCGCGCCACTTGTTGTCGACGTTGCGGCCCGCATCGAGATGCGGCTGCTTTTCGACCTTGTGCAGGTCGGTCGCCTTCTTGGCGATCGTCGACAGGCGCTTCGACCAGATCGCGGCGCGGTCGGCTTCCGCCTGCGTCATGATTGGCTTTTTCATGAAGGCCTCAGCCTGCTCGCGCTCGGCAGCAAACTCGATCTGCAGTGCCTCGAACGGGTCAGACGGCAGATTGTGGCCGATGGCGGGCGCTTCCGGCTCGTCTTCCCAGCCTCCACCCTCTGTCGCCTTGGTATAGGCTTCATAGGTGATGGGGTTCCGGCAGCACCACGTCCAGATGTCGGAAGCGTCGACCTGACTGTCGCCGCGCAGCGCGTGCCACTTGCCGTCTTCAGACCAAATGGCGACCGGCTCCCACGGCTTGTCCTTGAAGCGTGTGCGGTAATAACCTTGCTGAGGGTCGCCGTCGTGAATTGGACCGATGCTGCCGGCGAGGGCGCTCTGCCACCACGCCCAAACGTTCACTTCTGCCATGAAAATTGCTCCTGGTTGATGATGGCGCGGTCCTTGAGGCTCTGCTCAGTCGGCGCGATAGCGATGACGGTGAGGGCGCCGACGGCGACCAAGGTGAGGATGATGGTGACCGCCTTGTTGATTGCGCCGGTAAGGCGGGCGTACTCTTCAAGGAGTGGCTCCGCGCGCGTGTTGATTTCGGCAACGCGTTCCTGGATATCGCTCATCGCATCCCCCTCTCGCGACCATGAGCTGACTGAAGCGCCGGAACCTCGCCGTGGAAGTCGCCATCGAAGCGGCTCGGAAGCGCGTCGACGAGTTCGTCGAGTTCGAAGCACATCCGCTTGAGCTGGCGCTTGTCGTCTTCGTTCTGGCAGGCTCTGGCGGCTGCATAGGCAGCGGAATTCAGAGCGCGAAGGGCTTCGGGATAGGGGAGGTTACGCATAATTCTGATCCTCGTCCGTGCAGCCCATGATCTCGCGGGCATAGCGGTAGCGCTCCGAACGAGCCGACATCGCGCCACGCAGCCAGTCCGGGCCGAGCCACATGTTGCTTTCGATGAAAGGAGCTGCGAGGCGAGCATGGGACTGAGCCTCGATCGCCATGTAGGCGCTGCAGTCGGCGATCGTGCGGGCTGCATTCCACCGGGCGTCGCGCTTGCTCTGCTCGGTCTCGATGTTGCGAATGTGCTGCATGATGTGCGTCCTCGGTGCGGTTTGTTGAGGACGAATGTAACAGATCGTGCGACACTGTCAATCAGGATGTAACATAAAATGACGCAAAAAGTTTGACGGCGGGTCGGTGTCGCGAAAAGAAAGCGCCGGCGGGAACTGCCCGGCCGGCGCTGGATGCATGCATTAAATGTTTTGGGTCAGGAGGTCAGGTTGTCTCGTTTCGCAACACTTTCAGCCTGTCGAAAACGGCCTCCCAGGCGTCGCCTCTTTTTTCAGCCGGAAGTTTTGCCACAAGCTGGGCGATGTCCTGCACGTGTTCATCTATCTTAGTCTCGGCCGGGTAAGTGCGATCAAGGAGAATAAGCAGTTCAGCGTTCACCGAGCGGTTGTTAGAATCGGCGACACGCTTGATGCGATCGCGCATCCCATCGGGAACGCGGATGATGATTTTATCCAGGAGGCGGCTGGGGCTCTGGTCGCTCATAAACCAAGGCATACAAGCCGGGCTTAACCAAATAAATATTGGCCAGTGGCCATACACGCTCAAGGCGCTATGTTCGTTTTTCATACTTAAAAGAGCACTGCCAAGTGCCTATGGAGCGATGAAATGAATGAACTATTCGCCTCGTTTGTGTCCCCCGAAAAAGTGATGTCTGGGAAGTTTCGCGTCCACGCCATAGTTGGTGACGAGATGGAGCCAACGCTGCGCGCCGGCCGGGATTATGTCCTGACCGCACCGGTTACGACTTACGAGGGCGAGGGGCTCTATTTGGTCGATATAGGTCTGGGCATCGAGCTCTTCCGCGTCACCAACACTCTCGGCCCGGCCGGCGAGCTGCTGCTGTCGCGGGAAAACGAGCACTACCCGCCCCGTCGCTTGCCGAGGCATGAGTTCAGTGACGCTGTCGTCGGGATCGTCGTCGCCGACATAAGGACGAGAGATGAACGGTTTCTCAGGCGCTAGATCGTGAACCGCCCGATATAGCGGCCGATGATCTGGATCTCATCGAGGTTCAGGACGCGGGTCATGTGGCGGGGATTATCCGACGAGATCTGAACCGTGATAGTTTCGGAGCCTGGGCTCGATGTCACCTCCAGGCGTTTAACGACGACGCCGCCGAACTCATCGGCCAGCGCATAGACGCCTGGCGGCGATGGGACGCGATGGCGAGTGTCGATGAAAACGACGTCGCCGTCTTCGATCGTCGGCGTCATAGAATCTCCTCGCGATGGAAACGCGGCGACATGCGGAGCCTGGACACCCATGCGTCCGAGCATCCACTCCGGTAATCTCCAATGGTCCCTTACTGCCTCCTTGTGGAACGTGATCCCGTTCCGAGATGTGTTCTCGACGATAGCCATCCCACCACCGCCCAAGCCGGCGATAAGGTCAATCTCTGGGATGTCCTTCCCGGCTGGCTGATTTGAGGGTTCGACGTGGTGATCGTCGTCATCGTCAGGATCAAAGCTCCGCACCAGAGCGTCGTCTCTCTTCGGCGGCTGGTTGAGCATCAGTGCTTCAACTGTGGTCCCGAGTAAGGGCGCCATCTTCTCAGCTCGATCCCTTTTCAGCTGGGAATGGTCATTTGCCAAGCGGTTCACCGTCGCGCGGGAAACATCCAGCGCTTCAGCGAGCTCCTCCTGTGAGCCAATATTTGATGCTTTCAGAAAAGGTTCGAGCCAGTTTTTCGACATGGCAATTTTATCCGCCATCTCTGGCGAACGATCTATGCCATAAAATGCTACACTGCCGTTGACAATCGCCGCGAAGTGTAGCAGTAATTGCGACATGACCCTTGAAGATTACATCCATACGCACACCACTGTAACAGCTTTTGCGGCATTGCTGGGCAAGAGCCGGGCGCAAGTGCACCGGTACATGCGCGGTGAAAATCTGAGCAAGAGCGTCATCGAAGAGATTTGCCGCGTCACGGACGGGGCGGTCGAGCCGAAGTCATTTTTCGAAGCTGCGGAGAAGGCAGCATGAGCGGGAAAATCTATTTCCTCCGGCCAGTCGGCATGATCGGTCCCATCAAGATCGGATTCGCTCAGAAACCCGCCAGAAGGCTCTCCTACTACATGAGCCTGTCGCCGTTCCCGCTTGAGCAGATCGCGGAATGCGCCGGTTCGATCCGTGAGGAGAGGGCTGTCCATAATCATTTCGCTGATTGCCTCAGCCATGCTGAGTGGTTCCACCCGATACCCAGGCTCCTTGAGGCGATTGCCGCCATCCAGACCGGCGCGCAACTTTCTGAGGCTATCGATCTCGGTGATTTTCGCGGGAGCGCCCTTTCGAAGAAGCAGTTGGCAACTCGTGCGCAGAACGGAACCGCATCGAAGCGGTTGTCGACCGGGGTTGCAGCATGACCGCCGACGGCCAGAGCATTCCCGAAGACATCATGAAGGCGGCCGAAGAGGCGTTGGATAACGTTCTCTGCAACTGCGTCGAGTCCTGCGGTGGCGCTGCTGGTCTCCGCAAGGCATCGATCGAGGAGATCGCGAAGGCAATCCTGGCTGAACGCGAGCGTATCGTCGCGCGCCTCAAGGAGGAGGCCGACCTCACTCCTTGCAGTGAAGACGCAATGGTAACGCGCTCCAACGCCCGCCTTATCGAAGCAGATTTCAGTTACGAAGAGGCTGAGCGCCTCGCCGAAAAAGAGGAGGCGTAACTCATGTCCGACGCGCATGGCGTAGCCCGCGACCAACTCCGCGCTTTCATCGAGCGCATTGAACGCCTCGAAGAAGAAAAGAAGACGATCGCCGACGACATCAAGGATGTCTACGCCGAGGCCAAGGGCATGGGCTTCATCCCGGCCATGATGAAGAAGGTCATCGCTCTCCGCAAAAAGGACGAGATGGAGCGCATGGAAGAGGAGGCGATCCTCGACACCTATCTCCATGCACTCGGCATGATCGCTCAGCATGATCTCTTCGAAGAGCCCACGCGTTCTGTTCCGGCGCACGATCCCGAAACCGGCGAGATCCTCGAAGACATCAACCCGCGTCTCGTCAAGCAGGTCGTTGACGGCATGCAGACCGAAGCCGGTCGCAAGGCGCTGATCGCTGCTGTCGATATCGTGATCGAGCAGGAAGAGGCGGAAGAACAGAATTCGCCGGAAACGGCAACGAAGAGCGGAGTGGGACCGCTCCCCGGCGCAGCTGGAGCCGATGGCACCCACGAACCAGCAGAGGACGAGCGGGATGTTGAAGCCGCTGGTAGAGCAGCGCTCGTCCTCACCAATTCCCAATCGGATGACGACGCATTCGCTGAAGTGAAGGGCAGAGCCCGACTTGCGAACGTCAATGACGTTGAACCGTCGTCGTCCGGCCAATCGTCCGATCAACCTCTCACAGGAGGCGATCATGTAAACGCTGAGCAGAACGCCGCAACCTTGAACAACCGACTGGACGGTGTGTCTGTCCAGTCGGCCGACCGGGTCACCTTCGAAACATGCCCTCGCATGCCGATGAAGTCCCTGAGCTATGCTCACTGCTTCCCGGAACTGACCAAGACCGAATACCAGTGCCTTGCCGGCGATATCGCCCTCAATGGCGTGCTGGAACCGATCATCCGCATGAGAGACATCATCGTCGACGGCTGGAACCGCTACAACGCGGCTCGCTCGCTCGGCATCGAGTACCCCGTGAGGAATTACAGCGGCGACGATGTCCTGGTCGACGTCATCTCCTGGCAGCGCGCCGCGCGAAATTGGACGCCTGAGCAGGAGCGCAAGATCGCGGCCACGCTTTCGAAGATCGTCCCGCATCGTTCCAACGATATCTGGGCCGCATTTCATCTGGCGCCGACCTCTGGCGAAGTGGTGGCCGCATGAACGCGAAAGAATTCCGCGAAGCGCTCACCAAGATCATGCCCGGTTATGACTGGACGGTCCACAAGACGCCGAAGTCGTTCGCAAGCATAGGCTTGGGCTATCTGGAGGCAACAGGCATCCAGAGCAGCGGCTTCAATCGCCTTTCCACGCTGTCGGTCGCCCGACGCGAAAAAGATGGCGTCGTCACCTTCGAGGCTAAATCCGCAGGATATGGGACGCGCGCCAAATGGCTGCACGTCTACACCGACACGACGTTGGCTCGCGCGCTGCGTGGTCTGCAAGACTACTACGAATATATGGCCAACACGTACGGAGGTCACGCCAGGGCCCTCCAAAATGCGCGGAAAGCAACTGGTGAGGTAGCAGCATGATTGACGCTCCTCGCATCCAATCCCGCTCCGAACTGACTGCCATGATCATAGACTTCACGTCGAAGGGTGGCGCGGTGCGCGAGTTCAAGCGCGGTTTCACCAGCGATTGGAGATACCTGCGGGATCTCCTCCAAGGCTTCGGATACGAAGTGAAGATCGAAAAGTCCTGGTACATCGTTCGCAAGATCGGCCAGGGAGGTCGCCCGAAGCGCCTCGGCCGGACCGCCGCGATAAAGGCGATCGACGAGATCCTCGTCGCCCATGGCCTTCAGCCTTTCATGATCACCAAACACGAATTTTTGGAGGCACGCCCATGACCGCATCCGTAGATGCCGAACGCCGCGTTCAGAAGCAGGCTGTTCGTTTTGCAACGTTTCACTGCTGCCCGGCATGCGCCCGTGTCCTCTCGATACCCGAAATCATTGAGCGTCACTGCGAGCGCTGCGACGCCGCGACCACGCCGAAAGAAATAACCGAGGAAGCAGCATGAGCACGTTTATCGGTCATCTCTGTTTGTGGCTCATCGTCGGACACTTCGCCTTCTGCGTCGTCTTCGCTCTGGCTGCGGCGCGTGGTTCCAGCCGCATCAGCCGGAATGAAGAGGCTGGCGCCTATCGCAGCAGGCATCCCGCGAACACGAATTGACGGGTTACCCCCTCCGCCCGTCACCGCTGGTCCCGGTCATCCTCCTCCCGAGCGCCGGGACCAGCAACCCGAATACGGACCCGCTTATTCGCCAGTCGCATGACGACGGCTTGAGTGGCGGACCCAAGACTTTCGAAAGGTGCCGAAGCCTCCGGCGGAGAGGCTTCGGCGGCAGGGCGAGGCGGAACAGACGCCCTGCGAGTGAATGGAATGACGGCATCCAGGCGGCGGTCTGGGCCGACGACAGAGGGCGAAGGCCCGGCAAGGCTTTCCTCTCTGTCGTCATCGATATCGGTCCTGCGCATCTGAAGCTCCTCTGAACAAGGGCGAAAGTAACGCAGGGAGTTTCGGAAATGCCCGAAAAGGCTTCGGAGAAATCAGAAATGAGTACCGTTGAGTTTTGTCAGAGAGCTTTGAGAGAGGAGATTGCGCCTCCCAGTATCGGCGCGAAGCTGGAACGTATCCGGCACGCATCTCGTCAGCTTGGCTGGTCTTACACCAGGACCAAGGACGCTTGGTACGCCGATCCCAGAATGTCGATCAAGCCCCATGAGCTGTTCCGCGTCGAGGCGGTCAGCGGGCTCACCTATGCACGCGAGGAGATGCGGGAAAATGACCGAGCAATCGAAAGAGCCGAGGCTCTCCTCGGCGGGGAGGATACGCGTCTCGTTCGCACGTTGGTTGCTGCGGTACGCGAGGCGCTTGGCCTACGCAATCGCGCCTGAGATCAAGGACGAGGGGACGAAAGATGCAGAATAGTGCGCCGTTGATCGTTGATAGCTTCGCAGGTGGCGGCGGTGCGTCGACCGGTATCGAGATGGCTCTTGGCCGCTCGCCCGACATCGCGATCAACCACAATGCTGATGCGCTGGCTCTTCACGCTGCCAACCATCCAGAAACGCTGCATCTTTCCGAGAATATCTTCAAGGTTGATCCTCTCGATCACGTCGCCGGCAAGCATGTCGGTCTCGCCTGGTTCTCTCCCGACTGCAAACACTTCTCGAAGGCCAAGGGCGGCAAACCAGTCGAGCGCAACATCCGAGATCTGGCCTGGATCATCGTCCTCTGGGCCGAGCGCGCGAAGCCTGACGTCATCATCATGGAGAACGTCGAGGAGTGGAAGGAATGGGGTCCGCTTATCGAAACCCCACGCGGGCTGATGCCTTGCCCTGACAGCCGGGGCCAGACCTTCAAGAAGTGGTGCAAGGCGATGAAGCGGGCTGGTTACAAGCTGCAGCATCGTGAGCTTCGCGCCTGCGATTATGGCGCGCCTACCATCCGCAAGCGGCTCTTCGTCGTCGCGCGTCGAGACGGCCAGCCGATCGTATGGCCGGAGCCGACCCATGGCGCGCCGACCGATCGCGATGTCATCGCCGGCAAGAAGCTTCCATGGCGCACGGCGGCCGAGATCATCGACTGGTCGCTTCCTTGCCCATCGATCTTCGACACTTCAAACGAGATCATGGCGAAGTTCGGTCTCCGCGCGATCCGCCCTCTGGCTGACGCGACGATGGCCCGCGTTGCCCGCGGCACGAAGCGTTATGTTCTCGATTCAGCGCGGCCGTTTCTCGTCCAAACTGGCTATGGCGAGCGCCGAGGTCAGGATCCTCGGTGCTTGGATGGTGACGCTCCGCTCGGTACCGTCGTCGCCGGCGGGGTCAAGCATGCGGTCATCTCGCCTTCCGTTACGCGCTTCAACACCGGCGCGACCGGGAGCGCGATGGACGAGCCTGTTCCGACCGTCACTGCCAACAGCCATATCAAGAAGCCCGGCGGTGCTGCGCCTCTTGGGATGATCGCTCCGAGCCTGTCTGTCTTCTATGGTTCTGGCGCCGGCGGCAAGGATCGGTCTGCCAGCGCCGAAGAGCCGGTGAGGGTGGTCACGACCGAAAACCGCCATGCGGTGGTCGCGCCGCACCTTATGACGATGCGGAATTCTGGCAAGCCGTTCAACGGTGCTGACGAGCCGACACATACGATCACCGCAGGCGGTGCTGGCCTGTCCGTCGTCGCGCCCGTGCTGACCTATGCCCAGCAGGGAGGTGCAAACCGCTCAGTCGAGGATCCACACCACACCATCACAGCCAGCAAGAAA